CGCCTTTGCTTGTAGCTTCTGCCGTTGTCTGTATTCCTGCGCGTCCCGAAGGTCTAATTCGTTCGCTTCAAGGACGCATTCGTAAATGTCCACCGCTTTATCCTGTATCCTGTTTACAAGCGTGAAGCGGTATTTCTTCGGGTAGCGCTCCGTCGAATTCGTGATCGTGAAGGTGTGCTTTACAAGGTCTTTCGCTTTCACAATCACGTTGAATTCCGTCGGTTCTTTCCGCTCCCGCTCCGGTCTTTGCATATATGCACCGTCCTTTCCGCATTCGCTCGATCATAGCGGTATCGTCGGCGCACCCGTCGAAATCGAAGCCCGCTTCGGTAACGGTCAGCGTTGCCTCGTTCCCTGTAACCGTTGTTCCTGTGATCTGTAATACCTCCGCGCCGCAAGCCGCGCATGGCGGGGAAAGCTCCGCGAAGATGTTTCCGATCACGCACGACAATTCCGCCGCCGTGCAAGCGTACCGCGTCAGCATTCGATCCTCTGCAAACTCTCGTTCCAAATGCCCGTAGACGTTACGCCGTCGAGATCATCGAAGAGGATCAAGAACGGATTTGTCGTAATGTCATTGAAAAGCACCGCTTCCAGCATATCCACGCGCGCGTCAAGCGCGTTCGTGATGTTCAGAAGATTTGTTGCCGCGTTATCATCAAGGACGTTTTGCAAGCCGTTAAACCATGCGTTGAAGTCCGCCGCCGCCTGTGTTTCAAAATCCGCCATGTGTTGCTCGAACGCTTCGTACTGCGTGTTACCCTGCAATTTCAGCGAATTCATATACGAAACAAGCGTGTTGTACTCCGCCGCCGAAAGGGATTGATATTCAGCGAACCACGCTTGAAGCTGTGCGTTAAAAGCCGCCGTGTCGATCTGCTGAACGACGGCGGCAACAACGCCGCAAAGCGACGTGTTCAAGCGTTGATCCGTGATCTTGCTTTGCGTGATTGCTGTTACGCCCGCGCCCACGTAGATGTCCGCCAGCGCAAGCTCGTAAATGTCCGCGTCCCTCTGCAATGCGGGCGCGGTAGGGGACGCGCTGAACGAAGAAGATTTGACCTTCACCGACATAACGCGGTTTGTCAAATCCCAGCGGACGACAACGCGATCAATGCGGTTCAACTGTCCGTCCGCCGTGTCAAGCTCGACGGCAAGATCGCCCGTGTTGAAGTAGAAGTAACCGTTGATCCACGCTTTGCCCGTTTTGACGTTCAGCTTCATTCCGTCGTTTGCGACGACTTGAAGCCCCGTCGAAGGGACGGGGAAAACGCCGTTCCCGATGAACGAAGCGAAGTATTCCGCCCAATCCTCCGCTTTGTACGTGCGATCGTGCGAAACGCTGTTGAAGAAACTTGATTTTTCCATGCTGTGAAGCCCTCCTTTATTTCGTAATCTGCCGAATTTGTGTCAGAAGCGCGGGCAAACTCTCGCCGAAGGTAATATCTATTTCTTCGCCGCTGGTTTCGTAGGTTTCCGCGATCTCCGTTATGCGAACATCAATGCGGACGTTCCAGCGCTTATTGATACACGTTACCCGATCGCCCAAATCGTAGTCCGTGCCGTACTTCAAATTCGCGTTCGTGTTGATCTTCGATCCGAAAGCAAGCGTTTCCGCGTATTGCTCCAGCTCTTCAACGCCGCGCGCGGAAAGAAGCGCTAAATACTGCGCCGTTGTAAGCGTTACGGTCTGCCCGCTCTCGTTTTCGTATTCCTGCACGATGTCCGTTGCATTGATGAAAACTTCGTCGCGGGAAAGCCCCGTCGAACTGCCGCCGACTTCGGCAACCTTCCGCGTTACGCCTTCTTTTTCCTCTCCGCCGACGTAAGCCGTTGTTTTAAGGTTTTCAACGCTGTTCGTGTATTCCTGTTCCACGATGTTGTCGAATTCCTGTGAAAAGATACAAGGCGCGTTCCCTGCGGTATTGCCCGCCGTAAGATCGCGCCCTTCGTAAACGGAAAAGGTATGCTTGCCCGTTCGGGCATTTGTCAGAACCCGAATACCCAGCTTCGCCGCCTTCGCCGCCGTTTCCGCCGCAAGCTGGGCGTTCGCGTACTGCTCCGAAGTATAGTCGATCTGCCCGCTTCCGGTGTCTGCGTCGGTCGTGGATATGCTGAAATTCGGGATATTGCGCGCCGCTCCTGCGTTCGTGCAAGTCTGCTTCACAATGGCGTATAGAATGTTCTGTGTCGTGTCCTTCGTGATGATCTGCGTTGTCAAAATGCGCTTGCCGATCCACGAAAGAAGGAACTTGCCTTGAACCTCTATTTCCTCCATGCCCTGTGAATTCTTCGTGATGTGAATATAGCGGATTTCCGCCGCTTCGTTGCCGCCGCGCTTGATGATGATATTTTCCTTCACCAGCAAGCGGGCGTGTTCCTCCGTGAAGGGAACAAGCAACTTGAATTCGCCGCAACTCCAATAACGCCGCGTCCATATCAAGGACGAAATCTTTTCGACGATCCCTTGAAGTGTCATATCGCGGCTATAAACGTATAATTCCACCGCGCTACACCCCCAAATACAAGTTATTGTGATAGATCGAAACTTCGAGATTTTCGGCGTTCGCGTCCGCCGAATAACGGAAGAGATTGTCGCCCACGGCGATCTGCAAATACGAACTATCAACGTCGAGATAGCGGAACGCGTCTGTAATTGTGCCGCCACGGTTCAGCTTCACGGCTTTTTCACCGTAGCCCGTGGAAACGGTTAAAACGTCGCCCGCTACAAGCGAAATATTCAGCTTGATAAACTCCCGTGTATCGACGTTCAGCAATACGGGATTTGTAACCGCGCCGATCGTGCGGAACTCGATCCGGATACCGCTTTTCACGTCGCCGGAATTGTAGACGTTCACAATCAGCGACGGCTGGCGATAGCCGATTTCCCAGCCGTCGTAAAGCTCCAGCCCGTCCGGAACGGGGAATTCAAAGCCGCCGATCCACGTTGCTATGTCCTCGCGCGTTTCCGTTTCCTCTCTCCAAAAGGGATTAAGGCAAGACAAGCTAACCGTGAATTGCTCGAAGATCGGCTTCCGCTTGAAGATCGGCGCGTCGTCGATCTTGCACCCGATCACCCGCCGGAAGTCGCCGAAAACATACGTCAACGTTGCTTCGTACTGCGGATTTAATATGCGGTTCAGCTTCCGGCGTAGGTTTTGCGCCGCTTGCTTGTCCCGCTCCTTGATGTATCCCACGATGTCAATATCGCGGCTTTCGATCCGATAGCCCAAGTATGTGTCGCCGTCCTGCCCCATGCTGTTGGTGCTGTAAATAGCGTTCCGCACGTCGGAAAGTCCGGTAACGTCCTTGAAGTTTACGTGATACGAAGAAGCGGGGGAAAACTCTATGCTTTCCCCGCGCTCGTTCGTGTAGATCAATTTTTCTTGTGTCCTCATGCCATAACCTCCCGCGCAATCTGCCGGAACTGCCGCGCCGCCTGTCTTTGCTGTTCGGCGTAGCTCGTTTCGTTCGCATAGATGTTTTGCACGACTTCAACGGAAGGCGTACCGCCGCCGCGCGTGTCGCGTCCCTCTCCGGAACGGAATTCCGGAACGGCGTTCGACGTTTCGCGCCGGATCGAACTTTCAACGTCGCGCATTTCGCGGGCGAAGCCTTCGCCCAAGCCCTGCGCCATGTACGAACCGATACGGGCAAAAACCTTCGACGGGGAATTGATGTCCATTTCCTCTTCAACCGCCGCCACAATATCCCTCATCATAGAGCGGACGCGGCTTTCAAGCCAGCCGGACATATTTTGAAAGCCCTGCCAAATGCCGCGCACCATCTCTTCGCCCGCTTCCGTGAACTGCGATACGTAAGAGCGAAGCGCGGTAATAACGGGCTGAATGATTTGTGCAACCTTGCCCGTGATCTGCGGGATACCCGCGATCATTCCTTGCGCTATGCTCTTGTCGATGTTCGTTCCTTCGGTTACGAACTTTTGATGTTGTGCCGTGAATGCGGTAATAATGCTTTGCGCGATCTGCGGTACTTTCTGCGTGATCTGCACGATACCCGCCACCATGCCGGAAGCTATGTTCTTGTCGAAGTCCTGTCCGGCTTGATTGAAACGTTGAGCTTGCGCCGTCAGTCCGGTAATAACCCGCTCGACGATCGCGTTCACCGCTCCGGACAAGCCTTCAATGTTCGCAATAATGCCGTTGTTCACGGCGTTTACTGCTTCCGCCGCCGTCAGCGCGCCCGCTCCGCCCATTGCGGCGGTCATATCGCCTTCAACGCCGCCCATGTTGTCGGTGAAGCCTACGCCCACGCCGTCCGCCATGTTGCCGCCGATTTCAGCGAATACCGTTGACGGGGAATGAATGCCGAAGAAGTCCTTGATACCCGAAACAAGGGACGAAGCCCAGCCGGATACCTTTTCCCACAACCACGAAGCCGCGCCGCTGATACCTTCCCACAAGCCGTGAAGAAGGTTTGCGCCAGCGTTTATCATTTCGCCGCCCAGCGACGCGAACGCTTGCACAATGCCGGAAACAATCTGCGGAACTGCCTTCACGATTTCAACTATGATCGTCGGCAAATTCTGAATGAGCGCCACGAAAAGCTGAACGCCCGCCATAATGATTTGGTCGATGTTGCCGATCAGCGCGTTTACAATGCCGCTTATGATTTGCGGGATCGCTTGAACGATCGTCGTTATAATCTGCGGTAATGCCTGTATGAGCGCGACAAGAAGATCAATGCCCGCTTGAATGATAAGCGGTATGTTCTCCGTAAGCGCCGTGATAATGCCTTCAATGATCTGTGGGATCGCTTCAACAATCGTTGTGATGATCTCCGGAAGGGCGGTAATTAACGCCGTCAGAAGGTCGATACCCGCTTGAATGATCTGCGGGATTGCGGAAAGCAAACCGTCGATCAAGCTGGTTATCAACTGCGGAAGCGCCGCAACAAGAACGGGGATCGCGTTTATAATGCCTTCCGCCAGCCCTGTTACAAGCTGTAAAGCCGCGTCGATCAGCAACGGGATATTGTCGATCAGAACTTGCACGATGTCCGTTACAAGCTGAACCAGCGAAGGAACAAGCGTCGGCAACGATTGAGCTATGCCCGTAGCGATATTCGCGATCATCTTCACCGCGAATTCAAGGAAGGTCGGTAACATTTCCGTTAGCTTTTCGATCGCGAACGTAACCATACCCAGCAAGCCGTCTGTGAAGTCCTCCGCCGCGCTCTCTGCACCGGAAAGCGCACCCGTCAAGCCTTTTCCGATAAGCTCAACGAACGGCGTTATTTCCTGCAAAAGCTCCGCCGCAAGCTGTTTCAGCTTTGTAATGATCGGTTCAGCAATCGCGCCCAGCGCCGCCATAGCGCTGTTCAGATTTGCTGTTGCCTTCTGCGCGTCGATAATGTCGCCGTTTACCTCTCTGTACTTGTCCGCCGCTTCTGAATAAAGCCCGTTCAACGTGGACGTTATAAGGGCTTGCCGCTCCTGCTCCGATGTGCAAGCGTCAAGGCTGGCTTGAAAATCATCTTCGGAAACGCCCGCCCAATTCAGCGCGTCGGCAAGATTGCCCGTGATTGATCCCGTCTTTGCCGTTTCGTTCGCGGCTTCGGTCAAGCCTTCAATCGGCAAGCTGTCGCCGAATGTCGCGTAAACGCCCGTGCAAATGTTTGTCCAGTCCGAAAGCTCTTTTTCGTTCGTAGTCAGCTTCGCAAGGTGCGCGGCGGCTTCCGTTGCCTGTCCGTCGTCGCCAAGAACGCCGTACAACTCCGTATAGGTGTTTTTCGCGTCCTCTGCCGAATGTCCCGCCGTCGTGAAGCTGGTTTCAAGTTTACCCATGTTTTCGCGGGCTTCGCGTGTTTCTTCGGCAAGCCCGAAGAATGCCGCACCCGCCGCCGCAATCGCCGCACCCATAGCCGCGCAAGCTGCGCCGATCGCCTTTCCTGCTTTGCCGACGGTTTCGCCGACGCTCTCCCAATCCACCTTTGAGCTTTTCAGCTTTTTAGAAGTGTCGTCGATTTCCTTTTGAATTTTCACCATGTCGGCTTTGGTGTTGTTCAGATTTGTTTGCATTTTCTGATATGCGGGATTTGTCGGTTCGATACCGTTATCGCGCATTTTCTTCAATGCCTTTTCCGCCGCTTCTGCTTTCTTCGCCTGTTCGTCGAACTGCTTTTGTAATAGCTTCTGTTTTGCGGTCAGCGCTTCCACGCTGTCTGCGTTGCCGGCGAATTCCGCCGTCGTCAGCTTCATTTCCGATCCGATTTCGCGAAGGGAAGAATTTATGTTAGTGCAAGCGGCGCGATACTCTTTTTCGCCTGTAAGGTCGATTGATGTTTTGATCTGCTCTTCTTTCGCCATTTATATCCCTCCCAGCACGTCGTCAATATCAACTTCTTTCGGAACGGGCTTGAAACGATCCGGATTGAATTCACGATGAATTTTGAAAAGCGTCAAAATTTTATACGGTGTCATGCGCCATACTTCGGCTTCGCTCCAGCGAAGAAGCGTTACGCCGATATAAAGAAGGCGGGCAAGGTCGATTATTCCTTGCCCGCTGTTGCGTTTTTTTCGATGTCCTCTTCGTCGTCCTCTTCCTCTTCGTCCCGTTCGGGCGGTTCGGGCGTTCCGTTGTTGCCCATAGAAAAGGATTTGAAGATCGCCGCTTTCACGTCTGCGAAATTGCCCGTATGAATGAGCTTGCCCACCTGTTTTTCGGTAAGCGGTTCTTCGTCGTCCGCCGCGCCCTCATTCAAAAGCACGGTCAGAAGCCAGCGAAGATTTTTAATGCTGTCCTTGCCGGAAAGCACGGTATCAAGGCGATCGAAGCCGCCGAATTTGTCTTGCATTTCGTCGATCGCGTTCAGACTGAAAAGAAGGTGTCTTTCCTTGTCCAGCATGATCGGGAAACGTCCGTCTTTAATTGCGCTCATAGCAGAATAAGGCGGGAAGCCTTTTCAGACTTCCCGCCGTTCCTCCTTTCGATATTCGATTAACCGCCCGCGTTGTTAGGCTCACGAACGGAAGTGAACCAATCCGTCGCCACGCTGTTCGTAGGCTCTGCGACGTGTTCAGCCTTCCACAATCCGTCGGAACGCTTGATAAACTGTCCGACGATCTCCGGCGTAGTAAATTCGATACTGTCGCCCTTCGTGGTGTAGTTTTCATCGGGGATCGCGAATTTGACCTTGTAAAGCCAAATGTACTTGTACGTTCCGCCCGCCTTCTTCGCGCGGAAGCCGATTGCGGTATAGGGCGCTTCGTCGCTGTCAGAACCGTAAACAACCTTGTCCGTGTCCTGCTTCTGTCCAAGCAGGGCGGCAAGATCAGCCGGAAGAAGATCGTTCACGTTCAGCGTGATTTCTCCGGATACGAATTCTTTTACAACTTCGTCCGCGCCGTCGTCGGCGTAAAGGATCGCTTCGGCGACTTCAACGGAAAGCTCCGCCGAAATAGCTTTCGCCATACGCACGGGCGTTCCGTATTCCTCCGCGCCGGACGTGCCGATCGTGATGGGTGCGCGGTAAAGATCGCGCAAACCGATTGTTGCCATGTGTCATACCTCCATATACTTGATTTCAACGGGAACGTGGTAATATCCCGTGTCCTGTTCGTATGTTTCCGCGTCTATCGTGATCGCGTAGAACCCCGCCGCCTTCAATGCTGTTTTCAAGCGTTGAAGAATGTCGATGTAATCCGTTTTTGAATAGACGTGTACTTGATACGTGAATTCCTGCGCGCCCTCTTCATCGTCTGAAAAGAACGTGTCGCGCCCCACGACAAGCTGATAGACGATAAAGCAAGCCGCCTTCCCGCCGTATTTAAGGCGTTCGACGGGAACGCCCAGCTTTTCAAGCTCCGCTTTTAACAAGCTGTCAACGTTCTTCATTTTGCTTTTCCTCCCATACGCGGCGCATTTCCGAAACAACGTCGTCCGCCGCCTTTTCATTCGCCGCCGTGAACCACGGGCGCGCGGGCATATTTGAACGCCCGTAATTAAGGACGAAGCCTTTTTCCGCGTTGCGTACTCCGTGCTTGTCCTTTCCGTTCGGATAGATTTCAACTCGTTTTCCGCCGTCAATCTCTTTCACGGCGGATACTTTGATGGACGCAAGAAGCGCCCCCGTGCTTCGTCTGCTGTTGAACCTTGTCTTGATCTCTTCTTGCTGTGCCTTCTGCATTACTGCGCCACCCGCTTTGAGCATTTCCGGCACGGCTTCTTCAACGATCGCGTCTTGCCGAAGCATTGCTTCTTGTACGTCGTCCAGCCCGACAACGTTAAACTTCGCCATTGTTGCCGCCCCCTTCCGCTTCCGGAAGATTAACCAGCGTCAACTCTGTAAATTCTCCGTTCCCGTGCGTGTACGTCCGAAGGACGCGATACCGTTTCCCGCTCGAAACGGGATATTCCACGATCTGCTGTTCCTCATACTCGAAGGAATGCACGTCGAATTTTAATTCCGTCGTATAGCCCGCCTGTTGCGCCTTGTAGAACTCCGAAAAGCCCACGGATTTCTTGTCAGCGAAAACCGTTGTCGCGGTTTCTGTGCGGGCGACGGGGAAGCCGTGTTCGTTCGTGCGCGGCGAAGGTTCAGACAAGGCAACCAATGTTATTTGTTCGCCCCATCTCATTTATTTGCCCTCGCTTTCTTCGGTGTAATCAGCGGTCAGCGACAAGGCGCACTTCAAATAATCGTATGCGTTGCGGTAACGCTCCGCGTCGTCATTGAAGCCGAATTCCGCCTTTGCATAAAGCACAACCGCCCGATCAAGAAGGGGATCGCCCAGCGTTTTACTGGACGATCCCGCTTCCGCCGGAATGTTGATACCGACAAGGCGAAGATCAGCGATCGCCGCGTTTATGAGATCGGAAACTTCGCCGTCAAGCGCCGTCCCGCTCAACCGCAACGCCAGCTTTACCTTGTCAAGCATTTGTCAGCCCTCCCGCTTTAGGTGGTCTCCTTGACCAGCTTCACGATGGCTTCGCCGATAGCGGGCGCGCAATCGAAGATCGCAATACCGCTGTATTTGTAACTGTTCGTGTCAATGTCGTAGGCGTTCTTTACGTTGATGCTTTCCGCAAGGTTCGCGCATACCTTCTTGAAATCGCCCAAGAAGGCTTCGTGTTCCTTCACGTAGTCAGACAGAAGAACCGGATAGCCGTAAATAAAGTAGCTGTTGCCCTGTACGGTAACAATGTGGTTCTTGCTGGTGTCCATAAGCGGCATAAAATCTGTAAACAAGGTTTTCTTGCTCATGGCAAACTTTGCGTTTCGGTCGTATCCGGCGTTCAGAAGCCCGATCAGCGTCTGCACATTCGCGGCGGTAAGGGAACCAGCCGCCGCAACGGTAACGCTGTTCGTTTCGCCCCAAGTGTTTGCCTTGTCAATGCCCTTCGGCTGGGAAGAACCTGTGCCGTTAATGAAGAAATCTTCAACCTTGCGGGCGATCGCCTCTGCAAGCATATCAACGATCCAGCTTTCAAACGCCGCAATGCTCATTGTCATAACGGTATCGGAAATCTGAACCAGCTTGATAATCTCGTATCCGGTCAGCGTTACGGTGGTAAGGGTATCGGCGGCGGGCGTAATTGCCGCGTTTTCGGTATGGATCGCCGCGTCGTTATTTGTGCCTTCAACGGCGAATTTTACCGCACCTTTGACGTGAAGAAGGGTAACTTCATTCAGCATCGGCGCAAGTTTCTTTACCTTGCTGATAATCTCGTTCGCGGTCTGCGTCGGGATCACCTCTGCACCCGTGCCGCTGGCGTTTGCATACGCGCGCTTCTCCGCATCGGTAAGGGGAAGGCGGCGAAGATGTTTCAGCCATGCGGAACGATATTCGGGCGTGCCGAAAGGGTCGTCCGGATCGGCGTTATCCTGCTTCTGCTCAAAAGTGCGGGAAACAACGCCCGCGCCCTTTGCGATATTGTTAAGAATGCCGTTGCGCTTCTCGGCGGCGGCAACCAGTCCGGCGCGCTCTTCGGTAAGGTCTTTTGTTTCCTTCTCCAGCTTGTCGATTTCCTCGGCGGTCATAGCGTCGCCGCGCTGTTCGATCTCCTGCTTGATAGCCGCAAGGCGGGCTTCAATCTCTTTAATTCTCATTGTGTTAAACCTCCATCATAAGTTTGATTTTTAGAATTTGCATACGCCGCGCTAACGCCTCCCGTTTCTCTGCCTCGATCACTCCGTCGAAGTAGGAACGCGCGGAAATATCGGTATCGGCGTTCGCCGGATAAGATACCGCCGAAACGTCGTAAACCTTCTTGATCTTCAAGATCGTTCTGGTGTGCGTGTCTTTGTTATATGCGTCCTCCGATACCGTGAACGCCCACGACATTTTGCAAATGAGCCCCGCGTCAATGCTTGCATAAAGCCGCTTCGCTTCTTCCGTAAGGCTTAAATTTGCCGCAATAAATAAGCCGCCGTCCTGCGGTTCCAAAAGCAGGGAAGGCGGCTTGTTCTTTGCCATCTTGTTTCGGGCGAATACCATTCCGGAATGGTCGAACTGCATAATCACGTCGGACAGGTCAGCGCCGACAAGCGCGTTCCGGTCGATTATTTCGCAATACTTGATCCCGCCGTATTCGTACATAACATACGGCTTGTTGAACGTCGTTGCGAAGCCTTCCACGTAGAAGTCGGTATCAAACCGTTTCTTCTCCGTCCCCTGCGGGATCATCAGCGGCTGGAACATTTGCCGATATTCCCGTTCCTTCACTATTGGCATTCGGTACAACCTCCTTTCCCAATTCTGATACTTCCGCGTATTCTTTGCGAATATAATACTTGTCCCCGCCCTCGACGTGCGACATATTCCATATATCCATAACGCCGTTACGGTTGAGCAAGCCACGGTCAAATAGTTGTGTGCTGATATTCAGCTTCGTATTATTGCTTGCGTATTGAAGCCTGTTCGCGGTAAATGTAATCGCATTCCCGAAGGATAATTCCCGCTGTGTATAGGTCATATTCGACATAACCAGCGAAAGCTGGATCGCGAAAGGCTCGATCTTGCCTTCATAGTAAGCATTCCATTCATCTTCGGTATAGCTGTTCTGAATAATTTTTGCGTTCGTGCCGAAGTAGTTAAAGACGTTTTCGTTGATCTGCGCCATCTGCGCGGCGTTCACCGTGAACGGCTTGCTTTCAATGGGCTTTACGTCTGCAAATTTGCTGTCGTAAATTACCATGCCGGATTGATTATCCGCCGAAAGGTTGTCCGCCGTGAAGCGCTTGCGCTCCTTCGTAATATCTTCCGGCTTTAACATATTCGCAACCTTCGCCAAAAAGCGCACGGAAGCCGAATTTTTAACGCCGTTGATAATTCCTTGATTTTGTGTATGGATTAACTGCATTGTAGGGCGAAGCGCGGCGTTATTTTCTCCGAAAAAGTCGTCTTTGTACTGAAATTGCGTCAGCACGCCGACGCGCTCAAATTCGATCGCCGCTTTCTGCCCGTTTGCGAAGGTGTAGCGCAAGAATGGCGCGCCCTTATATTCGACAACCTCGCAACGCTGGGGAAGCAGGGGATAATAACCCGCTATCCCTCCGTATTCATCTTCGATCGGCACAATAAACGCCGTGTTATTCACCGAAAGGATCGTCGCGATCCGGTAAATAAACTTTGACGTATCCATAAACGGATTAGGGCGGAACTGCAAAACCCTTTCAAGGTTTTTGTATGCTGTCCCGCTGATTTCCGGTTTCAGCTTTGAACAGAAATTCGCGAACGAATGAATAGCCGCCCGCGTAAGTTCCATTTCGTAAAGGCTTTCCGGCGCGTTCGTAAAAACGGGCGAATACCCGTTAAGCATTTTGAAGTATCCTTCCGCTTGAATATCCGAACGCGGCTTCCGGAAGATTGTTTCAAAAATTCCCATATTGTTATCACCCCGCATTTTTCAGCATTTCGCCGATCTCGTTATAATATTTCTGTCGTACCGTCATAGCGTCGATCACGGAAACGAAGCCGTCGATACGCGCCCGCTGTTCGATTTTTACCGGACGGAACTTCCGCGTTTCTATGTTGTGTTTTAGCGCAACGTTTAAGAAATGTGCTTTCAGAAGGTTATTATCTGCGATCTTGAAATTGCCGTCTTTGATTATGCCTTCAAATTCCCGAATGACGGGCGCAAGGTTTTCACCCTGCCACACGTCGTCCGTTTGGAAGCCCGCCGCCTTCAAGTCGTCGATCAGATATTGCGCGCTGTAACGGTCGTAGCCGATTTTTAGAATATATATGCCGTATTGATCCCGAAGGGTAGAAAACCATTCGTAAACGTCCCTGTAATCGACGTGATTTTCGCCGGAAAGCTTCACGATCCCTTGCTTTACGAATATATCATACGGCACGCCGTCCACCGCCTGTGCGGTTTCCAGCCTGTTTGCGGGCATAAAGAATTGTGCAAAGGCGTACAGAACCCCGCCGCGCTCAATAATAACGCTTGCGGCGGTAAGGTCTGTTGTCTGCGATAGGTCGATACCGCCCACCGCGTAACTGTCTTTGAAATCCTCCAGCTTGATTTTTTCACCCGCTCGATCGACAACGACATAATCAAGCCAAGCGACGGAAGAATTTTGCTTGATGTTGCAGTATTTGCAAAGGAATTCCGCTCGCTTTGAAAGGCTCATTTCCGCGACGGCGATTTCCTCTTTGAAGAATTCCGGCGAAACGGAAACGCCCATATTCGGATTTGCCTTTTTAAGCTCTTCAAGGTCGTTCCATTTCTCCACATCGTCAATCATATAAAGCAGGGGAAGAAGGCGGCGTTCCTTGCTTCCGCCTTTCAAAAACGCCGTAGATCGTGCCATCAATTCGTCGAAAATACCGTCGTTTTCATAGCCCGCCGTACTGATAGACAGGATCAGCGGCTGGCGGCGTGCGCCAAGCGCGGATTTCATAACTTCGTATTGCTTCAAGCCGCCGTCGCCGCGCCACGACGCTACTTCGTCGTTCACGACTAAATGCGGATTGAATCCGTCCGATTTCTTCGCGTTGAACGCCAGCGGCTTTATAGCCGTGTTGCTTTCCTCGATGTAAATATCAGAACGGCGCTTTTTCGCAAGGTCGGAAAGCTCCGGTTCTTTTTTTATCATCTGGAAGAAGTTATCGTAAACGATGTTTGCTTGTTCCAGCTTCGGCGCAAGGCAATATATTTTCGCGCCGTATTCGCCGTCAAGATATGCCATATATGCAATCACGGCGGAAGCAAAAAGCGTTTTGCCGTTCTTCCGCCCAATCACGATAAACACTTCGCGGAATATCCGCACGTTATCTTCGTCAACAATCCCGAAGATCAGCGATACCGCCGCTTTTTGCCATAGCTCCAATTTCAGAAGGTCGGTTCGTCCCTCGCAATGGTGGCAAAAATTTTCAATAAACCGGATCGCCTTGTTTGCCTTCTTCGCGTTGAAAAGAAAAAGCCCGTCTTGAAGCCCGCTAACGATGTACTCATAAATCAGCCGCACCCATTTTCCGACGACAATTTTTCCCGTCGTTATGCCGTCGAAATACTCATAAATGTAATTTGAAAACGGCATTTTTATTCGTCCCGCAAGGCTTGCAAGCGGCTTTCTTTTTTCTTTTCGGGCGGTACAAGCTCGCAAAGCTGTTTGATTATGGCGGCGTGATTTTTCGTCATAGCGATATGCGTTTTTACTGCGTCGCTCTGTTTTGTCCCGCTCTGATTTGCGCCGTTTTGGTATTCGACGGTGTAGCCCTCTTCGTTGATGATCTCTTGCAATTCTTCAAGGGATACCGCCATGAACGCCGCGTTCTTGATAAGGCTTTCGACGGTCTGCAACTTGTTTTTATCCAAGTCTTTGAAAATGCGCTTCAATCGGGAAAACTCCCGCTTGATCTTTTCTTCTTTCGTCAAGTCCTTCTTTGTCGCCATAAATATCACCCCCTTTTCCGGTCAACCCACACCCCCTTAAACGCGTACACCCGTTATGCGCGCGCCTGCGGAGTATTTTTAATCTCCCGCCCTCGGTGTTCCGCCCTCCCTAAATCCTCGGCGAATAGGGGGGAGTATCACGTTTCCGTTTTCGTCAAACGAATATCGCTTCTTCCGCTTTGATCTGTGATGCTCTTTGTTATGGCAATCTTGACAAAGCGCTTCGAGATTATCCCACGAAAGCGCAATGTACGGATCGTTTACGTTCTGCTTCGTCAAATATATTTTGTGATGTGCAATCTTCGCCGTAACTGGATTGTGCGGAGTAGAACAACGTTCGCACAAGTAGCCCTTCGACTGCAAGAAGGCATCACGGCAAGATCGCCACGCCTCGCTGTTATAGAACTGCTCTGCCCACGGCTTCATACTCGCACCTTCCTTTCCTGTGCATAACAAAAGCGCCCTTCCGGATTGCTCCGAAAAGGCGCTATGTATGCGCTTGTGTATTGCGTAAGAATTCATCGTAAACAGTATAGCATATAAATATACCCCGTTCCACCCCTCGATATTGTCGCGATATTGTCACTTATTCGCCCGCCTTGCGCCTGTACGTCGCCGCACTCACCGCCGCCGCGATCCCGAATACGCATACCGCCATATCATTTACGATCTTGTTCCGCCATCTGCAAGCAGTCTTAACGCCTTTCAGAACGCTCGCTTCTTCAAGGTCAAAGGCTAATTCCTCCCACGTGTAGGGCTTGCCGCTCTCGCGCGGCTTGCCTTCGTAGTCCTCGCCGAAATAGTACATACGAACCACCGTGAATTCCTTGCGGTCGCGGTATAGGTTTATAGCCTTTTCCAGCCGTTCAAACCCGAACTTCGTTTCCCGATACTGCCGCCTTTTTTCTTCCTGCATCTCTGCGACAATATCCGCTTCGGTTTTCTGCTCGTAATAGCCCGTACTTTTCGCGCCCGCCGCGAAGGTTTTTCGCCCTGCGTGATATTCTACTTCGCAATAGCCTTCTTCATCGGCGACAAGCGCCGCCAGCTTCTTGTAGTTATACAAAAGCGTTTCCATAGCCTTAAAATAATTCACATACGCGCCCGCTGTGTCCTTGTACGCTTCATAAGCACCCGCGCGGGCGGCTTCGTTGATTGCTTCGCGTAATTCTTCCGAAATGCCCGTTTTTTTCTTCGCCATTTTTAGCCCTCCGTTTTCTGCCGTAAATAGTCGGTAATTACGTTTGCGGCTTCCTGCCAGCCTTTGCAGACTGCCGCCGCGTAACCCTGTTTCAAAAGTCCGTTAATCCAGCGCACCTGTTCTTCGCTGATCCGTCCGCCGCGTTGCCGTTTAAGCTCGATATATAGCCCGTGATTTGTGCCGCGTGCAACGGGAAGGCAAAGATCGGGAACGCCGGATTTCACGCCCTGCGCCCGAAGCCGTCCCGCTTCCGCCTTGTGTCTGCTCCCGCCGTTCGGGACGTGATAAAGCAAATTCAATTCGGGATATTTCCCGCTTTGCATAGCCGCCCACGAAAACAGCGTCATTTGCTCTTGCGCTTCCGTCGGAACGGGCATTTTATTTTTCTGCATTCTGTGATCCCTCCCGTTCCCAATCAGCGAAGAAGAAAAACGGCTTGTTCTGCGCCATTGCTTCGCCGAATTCATATTTCGCGCCTTTGCTCTCTTTCCAGTCCGGAAGAAAACAGACTTCGGCGCACTCTGCAAGCATAGCGCCGGACATACGCATATAGGCTTCCCACGTGAAGCCCTCCGCCGGAAGAAGCGCCGGATTTACAACGATGAAGCCGCCTTCCTCCAGCTTCTTTTGCGCGTTGTAAAACTTCGTGAAATAATACGGATCGCCCGTTATCTTCCCTGCAAGGTAAAGCGTCCTTTTCTCCTGCATTGTGTTTCCTCCCTTCATTTCGTAAAAAGCGTTGCTTGCGCTTTCCGTTCTTCCTGCTCCAAGAGATCAAAAAGCCGGATTTGTGCTTGTTCCTGTTCCAGCCGTTCATTTGCCGCGCGGCAATAATCTTCGTCGATCTCAAAGCCGACGAAATCAAGCCCGCCTTGACGATAGCAAGCGATCAAGGAACTTCCGCTTCCGGCGTGTGTGTCCAATATCTTCATACCTTTTCGGGCGAAGAGGGAAAGAACCCACGAATACAGCTTCACGGGCTTTTGTGTCGGGTGAATTGTCCCGTCGTTCAGCAATTCAACGCGATTGCAGACAAAAACGCGCGTCGGCGTGTCGAAGCTGGTATATGCTAATTCGCAATCGCTCATTGTCAAGCCGTGTTGCCCCTTGTCCCATACAAGCCAGCCTTTATGTCCTTGTTCAAGGTACGGAACGAAGTAATTTCCGCCCCATATCACTTGCGCTTTTGAAACGCGTTCCAATTCGCGGAAGTATTCGGGCGGCGGAATAGCCTTGTCCCAGCTTTTCCGGATATGCTCTTTCCGGTTATGCTTTGGATTGCCGCATACGCGCTTCTTCTGTCCGTCTATGCCGATACCGTAAGGCGGATCAGCGATCGCAAGATCGAAGAAGCCGTCCGGAAACTCTTTCATTCCCTGCATACAGTCCATGTTATACAGCTTGTTCAATTCAAGCATACGTTGTTCACCTTCTTTCTTTTTCTCCCCCCTCCGCCCCCCGCTGGGGGGAACGGGCTTAAAGGAATAAATCTATCGGCGATCCGGCGGGCTTCCTCGATCCGTGTTCTGAACCGATCCTTCACGATTGATTTTATATCCCCGCCGCCTTCCCGCTTTTATCACTCCCGCGCTTTCATTATCAAGGGCAAGCGGCTTCGCCGTGCTTCGCACCCTTGACAATGCGCGCGTTCGTGATCTCTGAAAAGCGGGCGACGGGGAATAAATAAAATCAATCTTCCGGAAGGGAAAGCGCTGGTCGTAAAACTTTACACATTTACAAGGCTTTTTATTGCGCCCCTTCGGGCGTTCCCGCTATTCGCGTTTCTTCCGGCGTTTCGGTTTCTCCGGTTCGCGTACATATTTATAATATATGTAGCCCCACTTCGTCGCGCGGGCTTCCACCAGCTTGTAACCCTTCGGCGCGATCGGTGCTTTCTTTTCCGTATACGTCCGAAGTGCAAGCGTCGGCGCTTCCTTCTCCGGCTGGCGAAGATTGCGCGTCGCCTTCCAACGGTGTCCGCCCTGTTCCGGTGTCCAATGGTTGAAGAGGTAATCCGCAAGCCCCGTGTAATCCTGCCCGTAGTCAACGCCGTTATAATAATTGTGTTCGCGCAAGTGCCGGATATGGATTACTGATCCGTCATTCCACTTGCCGCTGATCGTTTCTTCCGGTATGCCGTCTGAAATCATGTGAAAATGAATTCGGTTCGTAGACTTGCCGCGCCCCATGTAAATAATGATCTTCGCGTCTGGACAAGCCCTTTGAAGCCGCCGGAAGTAATTGTCGCGTATTCTGCGCGCTTCGCTGAATGTATGAACTTCGCTGTCGTCGTCGAACGTCAGTGTACTATATAAGGAAAGCGGCGAAAAATTTTCATTAACCAGCCGCTGGTGTTTCCGTTTTGATATGCCGATCCGGTGTTGCGCGCGCTCTTCGTCGTCCTTGAAGCGCGGTCGCGGTTCAGCCTTCTTGATGTTTGTTCGATCGGATACGGTGTAAACTTCCTGTTCACATACAACGCCCGAAAAAATACGTCTTTTAACCCTCTGCATAATCCCGCCGCCCTTCCTTGACAAAAGCGCCGTAAAATGCTATAATTTTCAATATTGAATAGCTCCTTTTACAGCTATGTAAGAGGAAAAGAGAACGTCCGGAACGTCGCAACCGGACGTTCTCTTTTTTGTTTTGTCAGCCGTTATTAAATCCTGCGCCCTGCTCGAAATCGGCGCACCGTTCTTCTTCGCAAGGCTTGAAGCGCATTCCGTCCGCGCACCCGACGCAAGGGAACGGGCGTACCCCGTCCGGAAGCGCGCCTTCGCGCAAGTGAACGCATTGTTCCAGCTTCGCGCATTGATCGCACCAGCACTTCCGGCAATCGCCGATCAGCGTTTTTTCAACCGGACGTTTCAAGCCCTCTTCGGCTTCCTGCGCGTCGTGTTCTTCCTGCATTTCCCGCGCCGCCTGTTCAATCGTGTAATCTTCAACGCCGTTCATAATACCCCGAAAGAATGGCGCGAACGCGTAGCCGATCCCAAGCCCCGCGCGCAAAAGCAATTCTTCGTCGATCTTAATATCTGCCATTGTTCCCGCCGCCCCTCCGAAGCGCTCTGAAAAGCACGTTCAAAACGATGTAGACGATCACAACGGAAGCGGCGACGCAAGCAACGCCGCAAAGCATATAAAAGGCGTTCACCATGAATTGATACATTGTCATTCGTCAGCCCTCCCGAAAACCTCTTCCGCGTCGATGTCCCACGCGGCGGCAATGTGCTTCATCATATCGACGGCTTCGGCGCGCTTCTTCTGTTCCTCTGCGTTCTCGCCGTTTAAGTACGATACCAAGATTTCAGATTTGAGATTGCAAAGCGGGCGAACGCCCCCGTGGCCGTAGTACGCGCGGAAGCCGTCGCTCAAAGAGCCGTCCGAATAGACGTAGCGGACGAAAGAATTTATCGGGCTGTCCGGTGTAGCCGTCCACCACCAACGATCCGGAAGCGCCGGAATGTTGCCGCGCAAAAGGCGGTATTCCTCGCAAGTGATAAGCCCGATCCGGACGCGATCGCCGCCGTAATTCTTCAAGCCGTCGTCGGCGGTCAAGTCGATGTTGAAATACTCGAACATTTCTTCCGGCGCGCCCGCCTTAATCAGACGGCGCAAGAATTCGCCGTTCAGATAGGCGCGAAGGGAAGAAGCGGCAAAGTCGTTCTTGTTCCCTTCATCGAAGGCGCGTTCCTCGACGCAATCGAAAGTAATGCACTTCACCCAATCCGCGCCCGTCTGAATGACCGTCCAAGCGATCCCGCCCATTGTGAATTCCTGTTTCGGCTCGAAGCCGTGTTTGTTCTCTTTCATATTGAATAGCTCCTTTCGTTTAACACTTCTTGCCGCCGTGCCGATACGGGCGGCTTTTGTTGTATTCGTGCTTCTGTGAGATCGCCGCGTCAATGTCGATCCCTGCGTATCCGCAATAATCAAGAACGCGAATAATCACGTCCGCAAGCTCCGTCGGGATACCTTCGGGCTTGCCGTTGTCGCTGAAATAGATTTCCGTTGCGCCGTGTCCGTTGCGGTATTCCTCCAGCGCTTCGGATACCTCCGAATGAATGAGCGCTAAAACCTCCGGAAAACCGCGTTCTTCGTCCCACCAGCCGTGCGCGACGGCGTTTTCGTGAATTTCCTTCGCAACCTCGTTAATTCCTGTCATTGTCTTTTGCCCTCTCCTTCAATTCTTTTTCGGCGTTGTCGTCGGCTTCTGCCGTTCGGCAATCGCATTTTTCGCCGCTGTCAAGATGTGCGCCGCAAAGCGGGCATTCCTTGTATGGTGTCGCCATGTTGTTCTCCTTCTTGATAATCAGCCGCCGGAAGCCATCAGCGCATAGCGTCAAGCCGTGTTCCTTCACGTATTCCCGCCGCCGTGCGGCTTCTGTCGCTTCCCAGCCGCAAGAAGCGCATTCCGAAGGCTTGCATTTCTGCGCCTTCTCCGGATCAATGCCCAGCAAGCACTTCAAGGGCGTCTTTTCCTGTCGGTTATTCATTCTTCACCCGCTCCCCGTTATAGATAACTACCATTGACGGGAAGGGCGCGGGATCGGCGGCGTTTCCGTCGTCGTCCGTGAACCGTAGCCGCCCGCGCACGAAGCGGATTTCCGCTTTCCCGTAAATGTAATCGTGAAAATATGCCGTGTCTGTCCGCGCTGGGATAAGTAAAACAATCGGATACCCCCCCGCGCGCTTCCTCGAAAGCCTTTTGAACCCACTTGCCGATCTCGCGTCCGTAAGGCGGATTGCAGAATACCGCGCCGCCGCGATCCCAGCTTTGTGAAAGCCCGTCCGTTTCCGGCGTGTAATACAAAGAGCATTTCGCCGTCTTGTCGGTCGCCGCCGGATCAAGCACGAAGCCGAATTCGGCGTTCAGCTTGTCGAAGAAGTCTTGCGGCGTACACCAGCACATATTTTTAGAGGATAGAAGCGCCGCGTTCATTCGTCCGCCACCTCGCTTTCCTCGACAACCTCGCCCGTGTCCGGATCAACGTTCAAGGAACATTGTTCCGGTTCTGTGAATGTGAAGCGGTCGCGGGCTTCGCGCTCCCTGCGTTCCTTTTCGGAAAGGGAAAATTCGCATTCCCGCGTTAAGTCCTGCAAGCTCTCCACGAACTGCTGATTGATAACGTCATACGGCATAATCACCGCTTGAAGCAGGAAGCCCGCCTTCGCGACGATGTAGGGCGTTCCCTCCGCCGTGCGGCGTTCGTAAAGCTCCAGTACGTCCAGCACGTCAGCAACGGGCGAAAGATAGCGGCTTTCGATGAATACCAGCCCGCGCGTTGTGCGGATCGGCTTCAAGGTTCGTCCGGAATAGATGATCGAAATTCCTTCCCGCTCGACGTGTCTTTCCGTTTCGTCTGTATCCTCGAAGCTGATACCCGCCGGAACGCCCAGCGTTTTCACGAAGTAATTATCGCGGTCTTTCTCCGGAACGTCGAAGATCGTTAAAAGGCTTTCTTTGTCAAGCTGGGGAAGCCCGACAACCGGATAAACCGCCGATCCGCCGCCGATGTACTGCGTTAATATGTCGCCGTCGTTGCTGTACCGCTCGAAGATTGCAATATTCTTGTTCTTCTTGCAGATAGCGGCGATACTTTTAATCTTCATCTTCGCACCCCCACTTGATAGCCTGTCCGCATTGCCCGCAAAAAGCGTTTTCGTTTTCGTCTGCGTTGTGCAGATATTCACCGCTTCCGCAATTCGGACAAGCCAGAACGCCTTTGTCCCCGTCCGGATACGGTGAAGCGGGAATGTTGAGCGCGTCCGCGTCGTGCCGTTCCGCATTGTCCGAAATGTCAACGCGGGGAACGCGGATCGCCAGCGCGATTTGGCAACCGCAAATCGGGCAATCAACCGCCGAAAAGCGCGTCGGCGCTTTCGTCAGCATATCCGCCATAGAACGCGGTTCTTCCGCCGTGTAGATGTTTTCCCGCTCCGGTGTGAAGCGATAGCCGCAAACGCGGCATTCTGTCTTTTTCTTGCTGAACATAATTGAATAGCTCCTTTCGTGTGATTTAATATTTACCGTAGACGCGGACGGCGGTTTTCCCGCCATGCGCCGCCGCCGATACGATAGCCGAAGGCATAAAGGAAACGCGCAAGAAGTCCCGCGCGGCGCGCTTCGCAAGCCGCCATGTAATCAACTTCGCGTTCGGCTCTTCCGCCGCCGTGTCGTCGATCGGATATTCGCAAATAAGCACGGTGTTTCCGAACGGGCGGCGCGCCGGACGTTCCTTCATAAACTCTTTGTTTCCTTCCTTGCACTTGATAATTTCAAGCGCCTTCGGGAACTGCCAGCCGCTTTTGTTGTCCTTCATTGTGTGTCCCTCCCTTAATCTGTGTACGGGCTTTCAAGCGCCCAGCCGAAGCAATCCGTACTTTTCCATTTCATTGTGAAGTGATTGCGCCGCCCGTCGCCCGTGAAGAAGCAGTATTCCGCCGGAAGCACCCGCCCGACGTTTTCTTCACCGTCCCGCTCCGCGCGGTATCGTGTCAGCACGTCCGCCGCAAGAAGGGCGAATTCCTCTTTCACGGGATATTCGGGATCGTAGCCGCTGAACTGATAGGGCGCTTCGATAACCTCCAGCACCGTGTCGGGGAAGCGCGGATCGTCAACGCGGTTCAGAACGCACCATACAACCGCCGCTTGCTCCGTCGTAGAAGGAACGATCCCCGCTTCGCCGTAGATCAGCTTTGCAAGGGCTTCAACCTCCGCCGTGTTCGGCACATATCCCGCCACCGTCCCGCTCGAAGGAAGAAGAACGGCGGTCGGCTGGTGTACCTCTTCAAGCGTTCCGGCGGTCGTATCCTTCGGCTTGTCCGCCGCACCGCTCCCGCTCCACGGCATAAGCGCCGCAAGAAGGGCGGCGACGGTCAGCAACGCAACCGTAAGGGCGACGCGACGGCGAAGCATTGCCCGCCGCCGTCGTTGTGCCTGTATCCGCCGGGGCTTGTGTGCGCTGGCTGTCTGCTCGACTATGTAACCGCAAGGCACTTCGCAAATAAACTTCCCGTCCGCGTCTTGCAGGACGGCAAGCGCCCTGCGCGCCCGATCCGCCGTCATTGTGCCACCTCCGCCGCCGGAAGGGAAAGCCACCATTCCGGATTGTTCCGGAACTGCTCATTCGCGCAAGCGTCGCAATTCTCCGCCGTGCAGGAAGAGCAATAACGCTTCTGAAAAGCCGCGTCCCACGGCGCTTCAATGCAAGGAAGGGAACGAAGGAAGCCCGCCAGCGTTGGCTTGTCCTTCGTGATAGCGTCAAATACCGAAGTGAACTGCCGAACGTTCAAAACTTCGTCGCCGATAATGCACCCGTTCGCGATCTGCTCTTTGATGAACTCAACGCACGGCATTTCCTCCGAAACGTGAAGATCATTGAACCGCGCTTCCGCTTCCTCGAAGCTGTCGAAGGTAACGGCGTTTGCGACGGACGCTTCGCCGTCGTATTCCCATAAACGGATTTTGTATCGTGTTGTACTCATTCCGAATAGCTCCTTTCCCGCGTTACTCTTCAATGCCGATATAAAGCACGTTTTCATCGGCGCGAAGCTCCGTGATCTTGCAATATGCGTATTTGTTCATTTCGTCGTGTGCGAAGTGCTTATACAAGCCCCTGTAAATGTCCCGCTTCTGATAGCCGCATTCCCGAACGTAGATATACACGTTCGTAAATCCGCTAATTACGTAGCCGATCGTTTGAAGTGCCACGTTGTTTGCGATCCTCTTCATCTTCATATTGAATAGCTCCTTTCGTATTTCAGCAATTCGCGCCGCGTCGGTTTCCTCTGCGTCGGAAATTCTCTTGCACCGTCGCTTGTGCAAGATCGGCGCTGTACTTCGGGCGGGCGTAGCCGTCAAACTCTCCCGTATAGCCACGCTTCAACTCTTCGTAGATAGCGGCGGCGCTCCTTTTCAGACGGGCGGCAATGTCAACAACGCGTTCACCCTCTGCATACATTCTTTCGATCTCGCGGCGCTGTTCCAGCGTCAAATAACTGTATCCGTTCAATGTTTTAACCTCCTTCCGCCTGCCTTCGGATAAAAAAATAATGCAGGAAAAACCGTAACGGTTTCTTCTGCATTTAATGATACTCTCAACACATTTTTCGGTTTTTCGATTTTATTCTTGACAGATGCGGGGCAATTGTGGTATTATAACCGAGCTGACGATTTGAGCGGAGGGCGTATGCGGGTGTAGCACAATGGCCAGGGCACCAGCCTTCCAAGCTGGGGATGCGGGTTCGAT